CTACTACACTCGTGAGCCGGACTCGATCCATGACATCAAGTCTGCTCGTGTTGATATGCTGGCGTGTTCGGGCTCGTGTGAGTCCATATGCGAGTCCACCTGTGAGAGTGGCGTGCAGCTCGAAGGGGCTTGGGTGAAGCCAGGCCTGGCTGAGCAGATCCTGAACGAGATCGGCGAGGTCCTGCCAGTGCATGTCGTACTACGCCGCGAGGCAGTGTATGTCGAGCCCACTGATGGTTTCTTCTTCGAGCGGGACTCGATTGGTTGCCACTTCTACTGCGAGGCTGTCTGCGAGTCAGGTTGCGAGGGTGGCAGCGAGTCGTGGCCTGGGTCGTACACCGAGTACGAGAACACCGATCGCATGGGCATGCCTCGGGACTCGTACCAGATCGAGATGTACTGTGTCAACACCTGCGAGTCGTGGTGCCAGACCTGTTGCGAGTGTGGTCAGGAGGGTACCTGCGAACAAACGTGCGAGCTGTTTTGCCAGCTGGTGTGCGAATCCGTATGCCAGGAGACCTGTCAGGCGACCTGCCAGTCCGTGTGTCAGGGCTCCTGCCAGGATGCATGCCAGTTGGGCTGTCAGTACTTCTCATGCGAGTTCGTATGCGAGACAACATGCGAGAGCCTTTGTGAGGCGGACATCGAGGCATAATGGCCATTGCACCCACAAATCTCTATAGGTACCTGCCGACATTCATTCGCATCCGCGACCGGCTGGCGTCTGGCTTGAGTGACAACGATCCGGCCGAGGCTGTGTTCGAGAAGCTGGTCTCCATACTCGCTTCGATGTTCGACGAGACAGATGCGCTCATTCAAACGCTGCTCTCACTCAATGACCCTGACCGTGTTGATCCGTCGTACTTCTCACACATCTCGTATCTGCTCGGGACCATGCTGCCAACCGGCGGTTCGGAGGATGGCACCAGGTTCATCATCAAGCTATTGGTGGACCATTACAAGACCAGCGGTACACACCTGAGCTGGCACCGTGCTTGGTCGTGGCAGGAGATCCCTGACTCGAAGATCACTGAGCTGTGGAAGACCGAGCGGGAAGAGGTCGGCAACTACTCGGTTACCCAGGACATCTCGCACACACTGAAGTCGGCCAGGATAGACCTAGGTTCCTGTTACACGAGCTGCGAATCAGTGTGTGAGAGTGCCTGCGAGTCTGACTGTGAGGAAAAGGTCGAGGTCGGGCAGTTCATGAGCCGCCAAGAGGCGCTGCGGCGCATGCGGTTCATTGAGTACTTGCGCCCGATCCATGTGCTGCTCAGGCAAGAGGCCGATGAGTACCTCTTGCGCAGCGGCTGGCCGACGTCGCAGGACACAATCTCACACTACCCGGCGCAGTATAACGCGTTGCCACCTGTCTGGCGCGGCAGCGAGGTGTTTGCTGAGTTCCGCGACGAGTTCTTCTCTACAGGTGACGACCTTCGGCCGGACGTGCAGTGTGTCGCGGCGTGTGAGGTCTCGTGCCAGAGCTGTTGCGAGGTTGAGTGTGAGTGTGACCCATGCCAGATCTTCTGCCAGGCTGGTGGGTGCGAGCTGTTCTGCACTGAGAACTGTCAGGCACACTGTGAGTTCGCTTGTGAGGGAGGCTGCCAGGGGGCGTGTGCTCTTGGCTGCCAAGCTGGTGCTTGCACGGTGAAGTGCGCGGCCGCGTGTCTTGGTACGTGCCAGGGTTCGTGTGCTTCTACGTGCCAGGGTTCGTGTGCTTCTACGTGCCAGGGGTATTGTACTGTTTCGGCGTGTACTGACAGCTGTACTACGTCATGCGCTGGTGCGTGTGTAGCTGGGTCCTGCCAGGATGGCTACTGTATGCTGCGGGTGCAGAGGTAGGTCACGTAAGAAGGGGGAGGCAATGATTATTCTTTCGGAGGGGGCCACTGGGCAGAGATACCCACACCAAATCTCTGGCAAGCCTGAGCTGATGCGCTTCAGTCATCGGGACATAGACTTCGCGTACGACCCGAACACACTCGGGTTGGCTGTCGTGCAAGGCAGCGACACCGACGAGGTGCTGCAGGACTTCGCCAGGGCGAGCAAGCCAGTCTTCCCACTCGAAGTACCGAAGGTACCTGGCAGTATCTGCCTTGACATCACTCGGGTATGTAACCTGAGGTGCGCCTACTGCTTCGTCGGCGCGGATGATCTTCGGGGCAAGGAGAAGAATCTTAGCTTGGAGGATACAATCGAAGGGCTCGCGTTGATCCTCCCGCGAATGGCCCGACAGGGAGATGCGCGTAACCAGAAGCTGGAGATCTCATTCTTCGGTGGCGAGCCACTCACACGTTTCGACTACATACAGAAGGTCGTGACGTTCGTGCTGGGCTTCGTGCCTATGCAGGTGCGGTTCCACGTGACGACAAACGGCACACTGCTGACACCTGAGATCGTGAGGTTCTTGGAGCTGCACAACTTCACAGCGATCGTCAGTGTCGATGGGCCGGAGGCAGCGCACAACGAGCTGCGTGTCAAGGCCGATGGCAGCGGCAGCTACGAAGACATGATGCGCGGCTTGGAGCTGCTCCGAACATATGCACCGTCTGTCCTCCGATCGACGACTCTTCGATCGACGTTCACGCCCGCCACAGCGAAGAGCCACTCGTTGTCCGAGCGAATTGCACACCTGAACGACCTGGTCGATGCTGGCTTCGGCGATGGCGTCTCCGTCGAGCCCGCGTTCATCGGAGAGTATGCCTGTCACGACATGAGCACGGTTCGCAACGAGTCCGTCGACTTCAGCGATCCGGTTGTCCGCGAGTTCTGGGAGAAGCAGTACTCAGACGCGTCGGATCTCTGGTTGGAGCGCTTGGCAGAGGGGAAGTCGGTCTACTTCCACCACTACAACGCGATCATGCGGCGCATGCACAACGGCCTGGCGCATTGCTCAGAATGCGGTGCTGGGAAGGGCTACTTCACGATCGCGCCAGGTGGCGAGATCTACGCATGCCACCACGAGGGCGGGACGTTGATCGGCCACATCAATCGGGGAGGTGTCGACTCTGAGCTGGCTGCTGTCTGGCAGGACAATAGATACTACAGCAGGTTGAAGTGCCCGGACTGCCCTATCAGAAACGTCTGCGGCGGTGGGTGCCGCGAGTATTCGGTTGCGGCCGGTCTTGGGGCATCGATGCCGGTACCCGGCGAGTGCGAGCTGAAGTTCCTCCTGTTCAAGAACTCGGCGTGGTTGTTGTCACAGCTGTGCGCCGACGACGATTTGATGGAGAAGGCCCAGCGGTACATTGGGTTGCCAAAGCAATCACACGCATGCAGCAACACGAAGAGGTGAGCCATGGACGCCGTCCTCATTCGGGAGGCCGGTGGTTTAGGAGATGTGCTGCAAATTGGTTCGGCAGCTGCCATGCTGCGCCAGCTCGGCTACAACACTCACTTCTACACACTGGCTGACCCGGCTATTCTTGAGTTGGCAAACCTCATGCGGGGTATTGATCTGGTCCACCCGCTGAGGATCGCTATCTCGCAGCGCCGCGAGCGTGGGGACAAGACCTACGATCGCTACCAGTACCTGTCGGCTCCTTTGGCGCATGCGTTATTGACCGACGCACGTCAATCGTGGAACAGGCTCTACGATCTGTTCTGTCCGGCCTGGCTGGTGGAGATGGCAGCGGCGAAGCAGGGCAAGCGGCCTGGGTTGTCTAGAGCCCAGGCATTCGTCGAGGCCTGCGGGTTCGACCCGGCCCTGACCAAGCCTGCACGACTGCTTGTCCCAGACAGACCGGTCGTTCTGGCGGCCGCAGAAGCCCTAAAATCGAACTCGTGGAACTTTGTATGCCTCTGGTCCCGCGACCCCGCACGGTCGATCCCCAATGCGTTGGGAGACCTTCTGGTGCGGAGTATTGCTCGGGAGTATGGGCCGACGGTAACGTTCCACTTTCCCGAGGGGGCTTGTGCTGTCGCTGACGCACGGGTCTTCAGGTACCCGGATGACGTCTCCTCGGTCAAGCCGGGGCGTACGGATGCCGTGGGCGACATCCTAGCTCTGATGTCGGCGGCCAAGCGTGTGATTGCCGTGGATACATTCGCACTGCATGTCGCGGGCTCACTGGGCAAGCCGACTACTCTACTCTGTGGGCCGACGTTTCCCGAGACCGTCGCAGCGCACTATGCCAAGATCAATGCGTGGGTCCCTGAGGCACCCCCTGAGTGCTATGGTTGCTACTACCTCCCAGACCGTGGCTTCAGTAAGAAGTGCCGCAGCAATGGCTGCAAGATCTTGTCAGAGGTGCGTGACAAGGATGTGCTCAGGCTGATCGAGGGGGCGGGTGAAGCATGCGTGCGTTCATAGGCATAGTCGCCACTGACCGACCGAAGGTGCTGGAGGCGTGTCTGAGGCACCTGCTCTTGTTTGACCAGCACGGGATCTTTGTACACGGCCATGCAGACATCTGGATCTGTGACAACTCGGTACAGGACACGATCGAGCCCATTGCCAAGAGCCTGGTCAGCGAGGGCTGGCCGGTGCACTACTGCAGGATCTCCGGGGGCCATGACGGTAGTGTCGACGCGGCCGAGACCGAGCTGGGCAGGTCGCGGCGTTGGCTCGTCGATAGGTTCATGCTCGCGAGCGAGTATTCTGACTGTGTGCTGCTCGATGACGACATGCTTGTCACGGCCGACACGATCGGGGCGGCAATTCAGGATCTTGCAATGCTCCGCGATCTCGGGGTCGGGTGTCTGTCGTTGCACCCGTTCAAGAAGAGGTTCCAGCGGTTCACATACGAGGTCGGCGAGAGGAAGTTCATCAGCTTCGACTATAGCGGGGATTCCTCGTGGATCATACCCCGTGACATTCTTGTTCAGACAGGCAACTGCTTCCGGTCTTCCAAGTCGGGGTACGCCAACTCCCAGTTTGCTGCGATACGGGACATCGGCCGCATCCCGGCAACAGCGCTCACGCCCTGCTACGAGATCCAGCACGTGGGCGTGGACGAGTTGGAGGGAACTCGAATCCACAAGCAGGCGACCCGGAAGCCGGGCTGGACGAAGGTTCTTTTCTCAGACTACTTGACAGGTAGGGTACTCTATAGCAATATTGTTATGACGTGGAAACTGGGTGGCGTCGACCACGTCATAGGTGCGCTGCGGAAGGGAATGGAAGGCATGCTCAAAACGAAGCGTGACGAGAGTGCGGACGAGAGTGCGAGGGATCGGTTCCCTCGTGCGCGAGGACGTGTCGAGATTCAGATTGAGAACGTGAAGACCGGTGAGGTCGAGAGAACGATCAACATCGGTAACCTCATTGTCGACAATGCGAAGAACGTGATGGCCCATCTGCTGGGCGGTGCAGCCAGCGCGGAATACGCGATCACCAAGATGACCTTCGGCACAGGTAGCACGGCGCCGACCGAGAACGACACCGGCATCGAGATCCCTGTCACACCGACGAAGGCAGTGACAGTCGACTATCCTGACTCGGGCTCGGTGCGGTTTACCGGCGTGCTCGAATCGGATGAAGCCAACGGGTTCCCCATCCACGAGGCTGGCCTGTACTCGGCCGGTCAGGGCATGATCGCCCGCGTGGTCTTTGGACCGTTGACGAAGTCGAACGACTTCCGTTTCGTGTTCCGCTGGACCGTGTACTGGTAGGTCCGGATGCGAATAGAGTACGACACGATCGTGAGCCGGGTCGTTGAATGCGAACCCGAGCTGTGGAAGCACGTTCAGTTGGCTCTGACCAACTGGTCGGGCGAAACCTTCTTCAGACCAGACTGGGGATTCCCGTCCGGCCTGGTGGGGTACCTCCAGACATCGCTTGGGGTACCGATCGATGGTGCGCCCGATCCTGATTATGACTGGCTGCTGCGAGAGATCCCCGCTGACATTTTGCAGGGCATCACGCTGCGTGACTACCAGCTACGGGCGCTCAGGCACATGGGCTACTATAGGCGCGGCATCGTTGCGCAGTGCACGGGCGCGGGTAAGTCAGAGCTGTACGCCGCGTGGCTGAAGCTCACGGGCGGCCCGTCGATCTGCATCTTCGAGACTGTTGGCTCAGCAGCGCAGATGGCGGACCGTCTGGAGGAACGCGGCATTGACAACGTGGGCATGATCGGTGGCGGCCGAAAGTCCACGGACGCGGAGCACACGATGATCGTAGCAGCCTCGGCCTACCGCAAGTTGAACGCACACAATGGCGCGTTCATGCGGATGCTTTGCCAGGCGAAGACACTGTGCTTCGACGAGGCTCACCACTTGGGTGGCAGTGGTAACCTAGAGCAGCGGCTCAGCTGGTTGAAGGTCGCGAACTACTGTCCGGCGGTGTACCGCTTCGGTCTTTCGGCAACGCCCTTTGACCAGGACTTCGACGCTCCTCAGCTTCGACTGATCGGAGCGCTCGGGCAGGTGATCGAACGACTGCCATCGAAGGTGTTGCGCGATCGTGGCATGCTCGCTGAGCCAGTGTGCTTCCTGGTGTCCGTAGCTGGTGCTGACGTGACGGTGATGTCGTCGAACTGGGCTCACATCGAGCCAGTCGCGATCGTGAACCATGCGCTGCGCAATAACATGATAGCCAGCATCTGCTACCACGTCCTGCAGCACGAGCCCGAAGCAAAGATCCTCCTACTCGTCCGCGTGAAAAATCACGGCCGCGAGCTGTGCAACCGACTCAATGAACTGGGGATCAAGGCGAGGTTCTCGTACGGTCAGCAGGGAATGTTCGACGAAGAGGGGCGTGACCTGAAGCTGTCGTACGCGACAGTGAAGGAGCAGTTCCAGGCCGGTGAGTTCTCGGTTTTGCTTGGCAGTGTAGTCTACGACGAGTCCCAAGACATCCCGGCCGTGACCGACGTCATACTGGGCGGCGGGGGAAAGAAGCCGCGTCGACTGAAGCAACGCCTCGGTCGTGGTGAGCGAAAGTCGAAGGGCAAGGACTACGTCCGGATCTGGGACTTCTATGACGCGCAGCACAAGCTCACGGCGAAGCACAGCCTGGAGAGGATCGCGGCGTTTGCAGAGGAGGACATTCGGGTGATCAACAACCCGAAGGTCATGGCCAACATCATCTGCGGGAGGGTCCATCCCAACAAGGTGATTGAGTGGTTGGTGGAAGGGGACGGCAATGCGGTTGAAGACGATACGCCTCTCGAAATCGGAAAAGTTTTCAATCCCTGGGGTGTACGAAACAACAGGAACGTCGTTGTCAGTTGAGGCCGAACTCGAACCTGGCGAGGACGAGTCGGCGGCGGCCCAGGCGCTCAAGCAGAGACTCGAAGCGTTGTTCTGGCCACTGGCTATGTTGGATTTCCAAACCTACTTGACTCGTGTCCGTATGGGCACTGCCCAATTTATGGAGCAGCTCCGACAGGGAGGTTGGGGTGGACAGTAATACCATGCCTCCTGTCCCAGGGCACCAACAGGTGCAGCCAGCTACGCCGCTTCCGGCATACCCAGCCGCACAGCAGGCGGCCCAACCACAGGCTGTCTACCCTACGCTCCCGGCCCAAGCGCAGCCGCAGCCGGAAGTCGTCTACCCGTATGGCTACGAGTTTCAGAAGTTCCTGCTCGCGGTTGCGGTTCAGGACCCTACGTTCCTCATGACGAGCAAGGACTGTCTGCAACCGGGTTACTTCGAGGACCGGACGCTTCGATTCACCGCGCAAGCGATCATATCCTTCTACGAGCAATACGGCCAAGTACCACAGTACGTGCCGCTGACCGAGTACACAAACTTCCTACTCCGCAACAAGGGCAGGGCTGACGTAGCGCAGTCGGTGCAGGAGCTGATCTACCAGCTCTACCTGTATCCAGCGCCGAATGCCGACTACATACAGCACGAGGCGCTTCGGTTCGCGCAGCAGCAGCTTGTGAAGAAGGCAGTCCTACAGGGCATCGACGTCCTGAAGAAGAACGGCGATCCGAGGACCGTGCTTGAGGCTATGGAGCACGCAATGAGCATTGGTCAGGTTCAGGAAGTCGGCACTGACCTCGTGATGGGAGAGCAGATCGGTGAGATGTGGCGTGCTATGCAGGAGTCACGCGGAGCGATCGCCACACGCTTCCTCCCAACGTTTGACGAGACGCTTTTCAGGACGGGGCCTCGACGTGGCGAACTCTACGTGATCCAGGCAGTGCCGAAAGCGGGGAAGTCGATGTTCATGGTCAACTTCGGAGTCAACGCGCTATGGCAGGGCCAGCGCGTGCTCCACATAACGATAGGTGACCTCAAGGAGTTCGACGTTCTTCTGCGGTATTGCTCGCGCATCACAGGCTGGAGGATGGATGATATCATCTGGCACAACCCCGGCTTCGTGCACGACTGGCGCCAACTCATGATACAGGAGGGCCGCCTGAAGATCCGGTATTACCCACCGTACACACTCACCGCCACCGGCCTGCGTTCATACATGAGTTGGTTGAAGGCCACACAGAACTTCGTGCCGGACATGCTGATCATCGACTACCCAGACAAGTTCTACTTCGACCGATCGCAGACGTATTCTGAGATGGGTCGCATCTACATGGAGATCAAGCGCATCCTCGATGACTTCAACTGTGTCGGGTGGATCGCATCCCAGTCAAACCGTGGCGCGGCCAAGGAACAGCTCAACACGACGGCGAACATGGCTGAGTCGTGGGACAAGCTCGCCAATGCTGACGGTGTGTGCCCGATCACAATGGGGGAGAAGGACAAGCCCGCGTCGCCTGGTCAGATCATCCACACTGGGCACATCACCTTCTACGCCGAGAATCTGCGCTTCGGAGCGGACCACCTGAAGATCAGCGTGTGGTTCGACTTCTCGACCTGTCAGCTTATGGAGGACTCGGAACGTACACGATCGACGCAGAGCTACAATGCCAACATGGCGCAGGCGACGCATCAGGCGCAAGTAATGTCGCAGCCCGGGCCGCAGGTCCCAGCCACTAACGTTGTGGTGCCGGGTACGGCAATGATGGACAAGTGGGGCCAGGTGGTGTCATGATCGAAAACTGGCAAGAGGTCGACGACGGGATCGTGGCGCTCACGGGAGTTGAGCCACGTGTGACCACAAAGGGCGAGCACATACACACCTGCCCGTTCTGTGACAAGCCCGGACACCTGTACGTGAATTACGAGAAGGGTGTGTTCAACTGTTACAGCTGTGGCGGCACGAGCCTGGACTCGCACGGGGGCATTTGGAAGCTGGCGGAGTTCCTCGGGGTCGAGATCGAGACCGAGTACCAAGATATACCACGAGAGGTTCTCGTCCAAACAGACATGGAGCTATTGGAGAGCTACGCCCAGGCGGCTGGGCTTGCAGTGAAGCATGACATAATGAATGACGAGATGCCGGTCCAACCGCCGCCTGGTTGGGAGCTACTCGTTCCAGCGAACTACAAGAAGTACTTCAACGTCATGAGCTACCTCTACTCACGTGGGCTCTCGAACATCCAGATCGACTTCTACAAGATCGGTGTTGCTCACGGGGGAACCAAGATTGTGTTCCCCGACTTCAACGCGTACGGCCATCTTCGATGGTGGCAGACACGGGCGCCGGGGAAAGCGTGGGGACCGAAGTACTCGGGGCCGGACGGCGCGACAAAGGGTGGGAAGATTGGAAACTACTACAAGGCTGTCCAGCAGACTTGGTACGTTGGCGTAGCTGAAGGTCCGATCTCCGCGATCGTCGCAGGCTTCGAGTTCACCTGGCTCTGGGGCAAGGAGCATTCTCCCGAGCAAGTCGGATCGTTGGCCAGGTTGAACAAGCCCATTGTGATCGCACTCGACGGTGAGGCGAAGGCCTTCGGAAACGCAATGAAGCTCGCAAGAGATCTGCGTGATGTCGGAGTGCCAGTGTTTATAGTACCGATGCCGGGTCAACACGATCCCGCGTCGATGGGAACAGGGCCG